TAATATTATGTACGGAAGAAAACCAGCAAATGCAGGCAAGGGTTCATGCGGAGAGCGTGGAGGTTGTGGCTGCGGTAAGAAGAAATAGTCATGCCCAAGGACGCTTGCTATAAGAAAGTCAAAGCTAGGTATAAGGTGTTTCCCTCAGCCTATGCCTCTGGAGCTATTGCCAAATGCCGCAAGGTTGGGGCAAAGAACTGGGGGACTAAGCGTAAATCAAAATAATGGCAGTTCGTAAAACACAGGAAGGGGCAAACCTTAGACGATGGTTCAAGGAAGAATGGAAGGATGTCCGCTCGGGAAAGCCTTGTGGACGACAAGAGGGAGAAAAGCGAGGAACGCCATACTGCAGGCCATCAAAGCGTGTGAGTTCCAGAACTCCTGTAACTGCAAGCGAAATGTCGGAGTCTCAAAAGCGTTCCCGTATATCACAGAAAAAGAAACTGGGGCAACCAGCAGGGAAGCCCAAGAAAGTTAAACCACTAAAGCGTAAATAATGCCAGACAAATCCAAGATGAAGTGCAACGTCCCCCGCCGTGAAGTTCAGGGCGGGAAGAAGTTTGTTGTGAAAGCTTGCCAGGGTGGTAAGGAAAAGATCGTCCGTTTCGGTGATGCTAATATGAGCATTAAGAAGGATCAGCCAAGCCGTAAGAAAAGCTATTGCGCACGTAGTGGAGGGATTAAGGGAAAGTCTAATAAGCTTTCCGCTAACTACTGGAGTCGGAGAGCCTGGGACTGCTAATGGCACGATACGATAAATTTGGAGCACTTGATGATGCTATTGGAACCGATGGGGACTATGGCTTCATAGGGTTTAACAACCGCCTACGCCCCGACCAGTTAAGCCGTGGTATGCTGGCTGACTCACGCAACATGCGTCTTGATCGTAATGGTGAGGCTCAGGTGCGCAAAGGTGTAGAGCTTGTGCTGGCTCCTTTAGCTGTTGGTGGAGATGCCCTTACACTTCCATTTAATTTGCCGACCGTAGGTCAAGAAGGAAATGGTATCACTGCTATATTGGACGATAATGCAGTAAATGCTATATATGGATCATGTGCATATTCCAATCCAAATGATGTAACTGGACAATACATTATTGTTGCTTCCAACTCAAAGGCTGTTGCTATCAACGTAGCAGACTCTACAACTACAGATATTGCCTACCCATCTGGGGTTTTTGTAAGTCAAAGTGTAGATATGATTCAAGCCTTTAACAAGGTTTTTATCTTTCGGAATGGCAGGACAGCCTTGGAGTGGGACGGTGACTTTACTGGAACTCCTGAATTTACTGAGGTGGCTAGTGGAGCATACAGCCAACCCAAACAGCTTTCCCCAACAAAAGTTGATATTGTTGACGGAAAGGCTACGGCTACATTTTCCAACTTAGCTGCTATGAATGGCTTAGAAGTTGGCGATAGGTTCATCGTGGAAACCGTAGGAAGCCCATCTACCTTTACCGTTGGAACTGAGTATATAGTAGCTGCTAGGGATAATACAGCTTTTACGATTGATTTCTTTGTGCAACTTGCTGACCATTCCAATATTGGTAGCGTGATATTTCAGCAATACGTTTCCGTTGGTCTAGGCTTTAGCCATATGCCAGCCCCACCTTTTGCTACATACCACCAGCGTAGACTGGTAATGCCCTACAGGTTCGAGGTTGATAATACCGTTGACAGCTTCACCTCCCGTGGTATTTTGGATGAAGTGATAGCCTCTGACATTCTGGACACGGACACATACGACCGCATATACGCACAGTATAGGTTCAATGCTGGAACAGCTGACTACGTAGTGGGCTTGCACTCATTCGCCGAGGATAGCCTACTGGTATTTAATCGTAACTCAATTCACCTAGTCCAGAACACAATCAACCTAAAGGCTGCCTCTACACGCCTGCTTACGAATGAAGTTGGTTGCGTGGCTCGTAAGTCCATTACACAGGTTGGTAACCAAGTGATCTTTCTGTCCGACAATGGTGTATATGGAACACAGTTCCTGGACGAATACAACCTACGTGGCACAGAGACACCACTGTCCGAGCCAATCAATGAGACGATTAAGCGTATCAATAAAGAAGCATGGGAGCAATCCGTGGCTGTCTACTTTGACAATCGCTACTACATTGCCGTCCCGCTAGATGGTGCCACAGAAAACAATGCTATCCTTGTTTATAACTTCCTGAATCAACAGTGGGAATCCGTGGACACAGTAGCAGATGATAACTACTACAGCACCAACCTCCTAGTTTTAGGGGATGGCAATAATCGTGGTGTATATGCCATCAATGATGTTGGAGGTGTGCATAGACTTGATAATCGGATAGATGGAGTTGATCGTGTAATTACACAAATCGGTGGCAGTCAACTACAACCAAACATTGATGCTTCGATTACAACTCGTCAATATACACTAGGCAGCATGGAGCGCAAAAAGTGGAAGGAGTATGAGTTACATATTCAATCCAGTGATGACAATACATCCGACCTTAGTATTCACGCTGAAACTGAAAACCCAGATGCCATAGCAAGTCTTGGAGATTTGTCCGAACTCAATGGTTCTGCCCTTGCAATCGGAGAGGATGTTTCCATTCGTGGTAGAATAGGTAATAGGAGAGGCTACGGAATACAATTTACACTTAATAACACAACTGGACGCCCACGTATACGAGCAATCGAAGTGGACGGATCAGCAACATTTAGATCAACCAATAAGGCAATATAATGGCAGTAATATCTAAAGGACAAACCTTCGCAACTGGCGATCAGGTCACAGCATCAAAACTTAATAACTTAGCAGATAACGCTACGTTTGCTTCTGGGGCAGTGGACAATGTAAGCACACAGCTTTCTGGTGGTGCCATTGTGGTTAAGGACGGTGGGGTGACAACTGCCAAGCTTAATGATAGTGCTGTTACAACTGCCAAGATTACGGACGCTAATGTAACAACAGCCAAGATTGCTGACGCTAATGTAACCTTTGCCAAGCTAACCGATGTTATTGATGATGATACTATGGCTACGGCGACGGATACCACGTTGGCTACTTCCGAAAGTATTAAAGCTTATGTAGATAGTTTGCTTTCAAGTTTTATATTTACTGAAAGTTTTGAAAGCGTTGAAACAAATATACCTTCGGCGGGTAGTCCAATTACCTTCAGCCATGGACTTTCTGGAATCCCCAAAATTGTCCAAGTCTATCTTAGGTGCAAATCAGCTCAGTATAATTATTCAGTCGGCGATGAGATTCTTATTGGAGACTATGGCGACAATGGCAATATGCAAAATGTTTATGTCAACTCTACTACAATCGGATTTGGTTCTATGTTATCTATTTCTAGAATTAAAGACAGGAACACATCTGCCTACAGAGACGCTACGTCGCCTAACTTTGTCATAGTCATTAAAGCATACGCATAATGAATAACAACCCCCGCCTTCAATCAGTTCAATTAGCCCTGCACAATGGTTCGCAGGCTGATGCTATTGAGCTTATTGACAAGGTGGTGGACTTTTGCATTGAGCATGAAAACGGCAAGGTTCTGGATGGTTGGCCTCGTGATTTAATCCAACTCCTTGTAGCCTACCACATGGCCAAGGATACGATACTAATAGACGTAGGCGAGGACGAAGAGATACAGGGTGTCTATATGTGGTATAATTGTAATGAAGATGACGACTGGTCCTTTGTTCAGAACTGGCTCCCTGACCCAGAGGATGGTGACGCAATCTTTATGGCTTTTATCTATGCTTCTGATAATGAAGCATTTAAACGTCTTGTAGCTAACTTTATTCTAAAATGCCCAGAGGTTACAACTAAGAAACTTCTAGGCATTCGTCATCGTCAAGGAACACCAACACGAGTAACATACACACCCAAACTTTTTAACAAAATTCTAGGAGTAATATAATATTATGGGAGGAGGAAAAGGAAAAGCACCAGCAGCACCACCACCAATTGATCCAGGTAAGTCCATGGGGGAATACCTGTTTGGTCAGCGGTTTACTAGTTATCAAGGTATCACTGACCCACGTCTACAGGAGCGTTTGATTGGAGCGGAATCTACCTATCGCCCACGATATACAGCCTTAGAGCTAGCTGACATTGGTGTCATGGCGGAAGGTCTCCCTGGAGGTAAAGAGGGACGTAGATATAAAGAACTAGAAGTAAAGTTGGCTGGACTTGAGGCTGGCGCAGGAGGGGTAACTAGCGAAGAGGCAATGAAAATTGCTCGTGCATCCGCTGGCCTTCCGCCTAGGGAATATTACACGGAAAAGAGGACGGGGCGAAATTTGAGAGGCCCAAGCACTCGACAAGTTAAAAACAAAGATTATGCTAAACAAAAAGAAGCCTACGATGCGGAGGTTCAGAGAATTGCTGAATCATTAGGTGGAAACCGTGAAGCCCAGATAGCATCAGTTAAAGCTGAAATGGCGCAGCTTGAAGAAATGCCAGGGCAAAAGGGATTGTTTGACCTCCTTGAGGAGCAGTCCCGCCGTGCTGGAGTTTTACAGCGTGAGGAGTTACAGTTACAGCGTGAGTCCGACGTAGGAGCTTTACAGGAGTTTGCCCCACAGGTTGTGGAGGCTTACCGTGCTGCTGACCCATATAGTGCAGGACTTGCTGACTTAGCTCAACGCCAAGCCGAAACACTGTATGCTGAAGGAGAAGGGGAACTATCCCCAGAACGGCGTAGAATGGCCGAGCAGGCCGCCCGTGCTGGTTCCCTAGCCCGTGGTCGTATTAGTGACGAAAGTGCCGTAGCGGCTGAATTACTTGGCCGTGAGCAGGTTCGTAGTGGCCTACGTGCAGAGGCACGTCAGGCAGGTGGGCAGGCTTTTGGTATGCAGCGTCAAATGGCAGGGGATATTGGTATGACATTACTGGGTCGTCCGTCCGCATCCATTGGTTTAGGTGGACAGGTTCTTGGACAAGCGCAAGCTGGTGCAGCAGGGCCTATGGGGCCACAGTTGTTTGACCCGAACGTAGGGATTAACATGGCCTTGCAACAGCGAGGACAGGACGTTACGTTCCAAGGAATGCAGGCTCAGGCTAAGGCTGCTGGGCAAGCTGGAATTATGGGAGCAGTTGGCGGCATAGCTCAAGGAGTTGGTGCGGCTGGTGGCGTAGGGGCATTTCTTTGCTGGGTAGCTCGTGAAGTCTATGGCATTGACAATCCCAAGTGGTTGCAGTTCCGTGAGTGGATGCTGAATGATTCCCCAAGTTGGTTCCGCAAGCTATACATTAAGTTCGGTGAAAGGTTTGCGGCCTTCATTTCAAACAAACCACGTATTAAATCAATCATCCGCAAGTGGATGGATACAAGGATTAAATAATTATGGCATTTCAATCAGGAACACAAATTAGACCAGAACTAGCAAACGCTGACTACAGCGGCTTTGTTAATGCTGCCAACATTCGAGCACAAGCCATGATGAATCTTGGTGAGCAGATTGGTGGAGCAATCAAGGATTATCAAATTAAAAAAGAAGAGGGTGAGCAAAGGAAAATTCGATACGAAACAATCCTTCCATACATGAAGGATAAGTTTAACGAAGAAGACGCAAAAAATCTTTCCAATCTTTTTGCAAAACAACCCAAGGATTTTAATGCCGTATATAATCTTATGGTTCTTGAAGAAGATACAAAAGCTTTAAACCAAGCTCTTGCAGTTAATACAGATACAGAAGGTAA